GTATTGTATAACTATCAGCCAAGGAAATGTAGAAAGAATGGTGGTTGATATGTGGCATTATTTTACTGTTGTTGACGGATGCACTGGGGTGGTTCGTGGTTTTCGGTGGCGTGAGGCGATTTGCGGTTACTGTGGGATTGATTGTCAATTTCAATTGTATGATGGAATGTGTGGCCACTGGGTTCCGGTGATGGATTTTGTTGACTTGGATGATGGTTTTGAGTATTGTCGTAATTTTGATTTTAAGGAATATTATAGGGCTTATGGAGAACGGTGGATGTGATTAAAATGTTTAAAGTTAAGGCCTATGTGACTGAGATTGAAAAAAATGATTTATATGAGGTCGATATCGACGGTTTTAAGACAGCTGTTGCGGCTGATGTGGGGAGTGATGATAGTGTGGTCACGTTTAAATCGGCTCTTGTTACGGTTCTTGAATTGAACTATGGTGATTGTGGTTTTGATTTCGTATGTTGTGGTGTTAAAAATGACGTTGGTTGCTATGTTGTTTTGGTTGATGATGTATGGTGACTGATAACAAATAAGCCCCGCAATCTGCGGGGCTTATTCATGCTGGGAGGTTAGTAGTAGAGTACTTCTCCGGGGTAGATGAGGTTCATGTTACCTGAGCTGTATCCGGTGATGTTGTACATGCTGACCCCGAGCCATGCGGCGATGCCTGATAGTGTGTCGCCTGCCTGTACCACGTATGTGCGCGATACTGTTGCGGTGTTGCCGCCGCCGTTGTGACATACCTTGTCGCCGGGGTATACGATTGACGGATTGCCGCTGGGTACGCTGACGTTCCACCAGTCGGGCCAGAACATTGAAACATACTGTCCGCTTTGGATGATAACGCAATTGGTGTCACATGGAGTGTTCGGCGTGCTGGGTTGTGGTGCTGGCTGTGGTGTGGGCTTGGGTGCGACCGGCCTGCTGCCAGCGTATGCATACCATGTGTTGAGGTCGCCGTAGACTACGCTTAGGTCAATTCCTCCGTTCCAGCCGTTGACGTGACCGCTGGCGGTGTACTGCCATGCGACGGCAAACGGCCAGTTACGTAGTGTGGGTTGGACCGCTGGCGGGTTGAAACCGTAGATAGGAGTGTCGCCTAGCGTGTACGAGGCTATCCAGAGCCCATAGTTTTCGCGAACGACATTGGACCAATCGTAGGAATTTTCCACGTATTGGTACGTGTAGATGATTGGCTTGGTGCCCCATGCGGCTTCTACTGTGTGGAGCCATGTGAGTGCCCAACCGGTATCCCATGGGGCGTTTGGCTCCCAGTCAAGGATGGGTACGATGCCTTTGCCGATGTATCCGCGTGTGTTGTCGATAAAGTAATTGGCTTCGCTGACGGCGTTGTTTTCCGTGCGTGCGAAATGGTAGACGCCGACGCCCTGCCCTGCCTTCAAGGCGTCCTGTACTACGCGGTCGCAATCGGGGTTGACGTATCCGATACCCTCGGTGGCCTTGGCTACGACGATTTGCGCGCCGGTGGTGGTGACGTTGATGCCGTTCTGCCAACTGGATACGTCTATCATGTCCGCCGCATTTGCAGTTGGCGTGAATGCCAATAACATGGCGGCGATTGCGGCGATTACACTATAGGCAATTGCTTTAATCTTCTTTGCCATCGTTTCCCTTTCTGTCAATGTTGAAAATGTTGAGAATGTTCGAGCCTTTTAAATCGGGGTTGATTTTCACGCAATTTTCCATGATTGAGGTGATTTCAATCAGGCAAATGCCTACGCAAACCGGAATGAATACCGGTAGTTCGATTCCGAGATTGATGTAGTCCGAACCATATTCTACAATCAGCGCGACACAGATTATAGCGAGGTAAGCGAATTTATGCCCGAGTCCCTGCCTCATTTTCTTGCTGGACAGTTCGCCGTACATAATCGCATTGACCACGCCGGTAATATAGTCAATCAGTACCAATAAAAATACAATACCGATAACGATTAATTCATGAATTGGCATGGATGTTTTCTCACTTTCTTACACCTGATTGTTGCAACAACCCGCCAAGAATCATACTAAACTCCGCTTTGATTTGCGGTGTTTCAAAACGCAATCGTCCGACGCGATAGGCGTTCAGTATTTTCTGTGTCATGTCATCGGAACGTTTGAGCATGATGCAATCATTGTCAACCAGTCGGTAATCAAACGTAAAATCCCTAGTGATTTTCGGCTGTTTCTTGGTGATGACATATAATACTTCATCGGTGTCACTCAATTGTTGATACACGTTGAAAATACCGTATTCGGTGGTTCTTAACGTGAGCGCATAACCGGCGTTATTGAAATCACTGATGAGAGTATTGGCGTTATCTCTAAAATCATTGTTGATTGCATAATTCGCATAATTTTCGTCATATTCGCGTAAAAATTGTCCGAACCTCGATGTGGCCACCTTGGCGCTGAATCCACCGTAATCCGCCAATTCCACCATGATAAACCCGTTGCAATAGCGCTGGTATTGCGTGCGATTATCCAACTGTGGTTTCAGGTTGATATTGAATGCCGAAAAATACGGGTTGGCGAGGGTTACGGCGTTACTGCACATGATGACGCGAACCCTGTCATTCCAGCGGTCAACCGTATTATAAAATTCCTCAAGCGCGGTCACTTCGCCACCCAAATACCGCATATTATCGGGAAAAATCTCGTCAAAAACAATGGTTCGCACTTTGGGGTATGCAACTGATTTCACTTGTCCTGCCTGACTGAGGGCGATGAAGTACCCCATGATATGCCATGTGGGGCGTGTCTTGCCGTGTTTGTCCGTGGTGGTGTCCCTATCATCCAGCCAATGACATTCGGCCTGATTCCCGGATACGCGAAACTCCAACTCCGGGTATTGCTCCGCTATGTCAGCAAACCAAGTGCCCTTGTTCTTCTGTTCCTCCGCTGTCCTGCGGAGATAGATGAATTGCCATCGTTTTTTAATCCAGTCACCGATGACCAGTTTCTTGGCTCCATAGGTTTTTCCGAGACCGCGCGCGCCAATTACGAACATCCAAGGCGCGTGGTAGGATAACACGCGCCCATAATCGTAATAATCCCCCTCGACTAACAGTTTCTCCATATATATCATTATGGCATGACGTGTGGACTTTTAGAAGTTCGGTGGGGCACTAGCGCCGTCCCAGACGACTAGCAGGTTATATACAGTCCGATACCGGCTCGGGTATTGCCCGAAAACACTGTCATTAAGCAGATTATCCAATAAACCGCCCAATGTGGTTGCTTTCGGTAGCGCCTCGACGTATGCCGGGCCTTGGTGATATGCCGACGCCCATAGTATCTGCATTTTCGCGTCCGAGTAGACTTGCGGATAATTGTTGTAATCCGTCTCGAACTGGTCACGTTGCCCCTGATGTGATTCGGCGCGTTGCGCCCATGTTTTGAACGCCGCCGATTCCGTGGGGGTAAGGGGGCGTGTAAACGTCCCGCCATTGCCCATGAGTGCCGCTATCTCGGGGCATGTTTTGGCAAACGTCTCATAGCCTGTCGGATCGGCGGTTTTCATTGCATTCAACACGTCCAATCGTCTGTTAAACGACCATTGTGCAATCCCTATGCCCTGCCTGTTGGCTAATTCGACCGCGTCCCATTGCAAGGAGCTTTCCACCGTGCCGATACAGTAGAGCGCGTAACTGCTTTTGCCGTTGCCTGTGGAGGGCGTGGCTTGGCCGTCCGAGTCACTGGGCGCTTTAACGCTACCCTTGGCCTTCCATGTTTGGGCCGTGGCCTTGTAGAAAATCATGGTACCCGCGCCACTGTCGCTGTCGCGGTAATGGTAGATAAGATTGTCGCCCTGTTGTTGTATCCACACGTCACTGCTGGATACGTTGCCCGAGTTGTTGGAGCCGGTAGGGTTCGAGCCGCTGACATTGTCGCCGCCGTCCGGTTTTTTGCGCGGATGCAAATATCCGATATACGCTTTTTGCAATGGGAGTAGTTTATGCACGCTTGGCTCGGGGTTTTGCGTAATCACGTCGATGGAATCGCCCTGTATTCCATTAACGACAATGGCAACGTGCGTTGACGGATAATTGGGATAGCAGACCTGCCATATGGCGACATCGCCGGGCATAGGATTCCATGTGTTGTCTTTTTTCTCGAAAATCTCCCCGACTCTTGCGCTTACGGGATGATGTGTGTATAATCCCCCGGCCCAGCCTGTCGGGGTAATACAATCCTGAATGCTACACCCGTACTCATCCATGCAGTACTTGGCCCACAAGTCCCAACATTGCGCACCATATGCGCCATCCATATCCCACCACCGGCCTTGTGCCTGCTTAACCCAATCATCAAAAGTAATAGCCATGCCACCATTATAGCAGCATGGCTATCGCTTGAAATAGTTTGTCAGCCCTCATAGAGATAACCGTCGGCGGGGCGTACCCTGATTTTCCATACGCTCTTAAAATTGCGGGCAAGGCGGACGAACAAGCGGTATTTATCAGTATCCGGCAGCATGACGCTCTTATTGTTTCCTGTAGTCACGTCACCTGACTGTCCATTCGAGTATGCCCAAATAATTCGAGCATGGTCTCGGTCAAGAACGAAGGACGCGTGCACACCTACGGCTTTGTCGTCCGGCACTGACGGAGTTATCGGGTCGGTGTTGTCGAAAGGAACCGTCGTCACATTGTCCTGATAAAAACCGCCAAATGTCGCACCATTACGGCGAACACCAGCAATGATACCAACCTGTCCAGCCGTTGCCACATCATTGAACTGGCCGATGGGAGTGGATTCTTTGACGGCGATTACCGCAATATTCTTCGTCTCGCCGTTTTCGCCAATCTGCACTTTGGACTCAAACCCTTCAAGGTCGATGCTGACCGGTAGAGATACCGTGCCACATTCGACCATTTCCACAAGCATCTGAGAATCTGCGTCACCCAACTGAAAAAGCCCGTCCGGTGCGAGATACGAACTTTTCGCCCTGACATCTTCCGGTATTTCCTGTGACACCACGCCACCTTGCGGAGCATAGTTTGGACGCATGAAAACGTTCTGCCCCGTACTGAAGGGGGTGAAGTTGCGCTCCAATTGTCCGCTGGCGTAATCCGGCCAATTAGACGTGATGCCATCCACCCCAAGCGCGGTGACACGCTCGTAGGCTACCGGGTCGTTAATAAGCCACGGATTAATTTTGACCCCCGCCGTGTGTGCGGCGCTGACCATTGGAGAGGTGAGTCTGTCTTCGCGTGGGTTGCCGCAGAAAATACCGGCATTCTTCATGTCAGCCCAAGAATGCGCCACCGTCGCAGCGTCCCACGTGTATGATACGTACTTGGCACCCCCTTGCACGGCGCGGACGCACTGCTCCCAGCTAAATGACGTCAATTCGTGGATTGCGGTTGCATTATACTTCCGCAATAGTTCCAGCATTGCGTCGGTGGTGGCGTTGGTCAACGACTTGATTTCAAAGTCAACCGGACTATCACCCACGGCTTGGAGTACCTGTTCCATGCTCACGGGCCTGCCGGTATTACCTCCATGCACTTTCGCCCTAACCTCACGGCTCATAAAGTCCCTGAAGGTGATGGAGGACACGTTAGCAGCCGTTCCAGTCATGGTACGGGCGGTGGAAGTGTCATGAAGAATGACCGGCACGCCGTCCGACGTGAGTTGCACGTCGACTTCAGGGACATACCCATGCCGCACCGCCCACATAATTCCTTCCATTGTGTTTTCCGGGAAGCGGTACGACCCGCGGTGCGCATGGATAATAAAGTGAGAGTCAAGCTTACTGTCCACTCGTGCGTCCGCAAGCTCGTCCACCTTGGCGGCGGTGTTGTCCAGTTTGGTTTTTTGCGCCGTGGCGTCAGTGGTTGAGCCTGCTCCAAGTGCGGTGAGAATTGTTTTATTGTTGTCGGCCTTGCCTATGGCGGTCATTGCGTCCGCTCCCGCCTTATCCCATTTGGTCTTCGAGGCGGTGGCGTTCGCCGTGTTGTCGGCTCCCAACGCGGCGAGAATCGCCGTGTTGGAATCGGCTTTATTTGCCGCTGCTGTTGCGGCGGCGGTTGCGGCAGTAGCGTCAGAGATTGATTTATCCCACTTGGTCTTTGCGGCGGTGGCGGAGTCGACCGTGTTGTCTCCAAGCAGCGCTTTGACTACTTCCTCATCGTGCGCTTCACGCGACTCGACACCTTCGATGCGGTTAAGGTGCTTTTCGAGCGTATCATCAATGGTGTGCATGGAGCCGTTGTAGCCGTCCCTTAAATCGGCCGGGTCATTGTCGCCATACAGATTAAGTCCGTAATTGTCGGTTTTTCTGTATACGGTAGCCATTGTCTAATCCTTTTTTTCTCGAATTTGAGTATTGAGCTGGTTTAGAATCTGGTCTATCATGCGCATGGCTCTGTTGAACCCGTCGCGCATGTCCATCGGTGTCGCGTCATTGTAAAGCGGTAGTCCAAAATGTCCCGTCATACCGTATGCGACTGAGTCCACTGGCGTGACCTGCTGTCCGTTTGCCATGTCTATCACTCTCCCGAAGCAGTGGTGGAAACGAACGGCAAGCCCTCCGCAGTGACCTTCGTGTCGTTGAGGTTTTTGACGGTATACTGTCCGCCACCGGTGGCCGGCATGCGGTTAAGGAGGTGATTAAGCGCGGTACCGAGCGCATTGGCGTTAGATGCGCTCAATCCGAGAGCGGCGACGAACGCTTTCAATCCCTCCGGCAGTGACTCCGGTGTCGGGATGGCGTCGATCCTGTCCGAATGATTTTTCAATGTCGTATCAAGAATGTCCATCGAATGGTTGTACGAACCTTCAAGATTCGGCACGTCAGTCGCGCTATATTTCTCCAAATTGAAATTCGGCGTTTTCTGCGTCATTTGTCTCTCCTTATATTACTGAGCGGTTTTTACAAAATTGTTGACCACGACGCCATTGGCGAGGTTTTCGACTGTCAGCGGGTTGACTGGCTCACCGTCATCCACGTGTACGTCGCGTGGCGTGATGCGCGGCTCGTCGTTGTGGAAAATGGTCTTGTTGCCGAGTACGGCGAACTCAAGGCATGAGTGTGCTGCGGCCATCGGCACAGACAATTGCGCCATTTGGTTGACGCGTGCGCCGAAAACGGCCAATTCGCGGTACATATTACGCATTGCGTCAACGCTATCAACGTACCGTCCTTGCGTTACGTCATAAACATCATTGGTGATTCCGAGCTTGCCGAGCTTGCTTATAATATCCTCAAGCTGCACGTCAACCGACGCAAGATGCTCGTTGATTTCGGAGATTTCCACATCTGTCTTGTCGTATTCAGACTTCACCCATTCTTTCACCTTATCTGCATATGTCTGCAAAGCGTCAAGATTATGGCGCAAGCATTCAATCAACTGCAAAGTTGTCAGCCCGTCCCGATAAGTGAACGGAACAGACGTGGGTACCCCGTCAAACAGGCGTTGCCGTGGAGTCAGCGCGTTAATGGCAACCATGATTACTCCCATTCTCCATAGTTATGGCAGTTGCTGAAAATTGTATCATAAGACCCCCATACTTGCATGAAACACGGTTCGAGGCTCCGCACGATTTCCATATCCACGTTGATAATCGCCTGTCGGTACTCCTGTATCAGGCTCATGGCGGACTGGGCGCGGCCCGACGTGTGGGATTTGGTGCTCCCATCTGTAGCGTCGTGTTGCCACTCCGTGCTGGATGTACTATGGGACTGAGAAGAGGTGTCTTGCGTGCTATGGCTACTGCCGTCCGTATCCGCTTGCGCCTGATTGGCATGAGTCGCGTATCGAGCAAAATCACCTTGCACGCCGGTTGCGGGCACTTCCGAGTCGTAAGACTGGGACTTGGTGCTACTTGAGCTGGTGCCGTCCGAGGAGCTTCGGGTTACACTATCCTGAGAGGCGCTGGTTTTGCCGCTGGACTGGGCTACAGTATTGGACAGGCTTTCACTGACCATTTCCATAGTGTTCAATGGGTCATATTTCAACGCTAGCGTCCTGTAGCGCTCATTAAAATATGGCATGATTTCCGCCATCGTCATCCCCAAGTAAAAAATGAACTGCTGGGCGGTTTCCTGACCAATCTCCCTAAGCGCGTAATGGCGGACGATCTTTTCATTCAATTCCGCGCGGTGAGATTCGTTGTAAATCGGGTAATAGTCGGCGCTGAGATGCAGTCTGGCGTCCGTGTCGTATCCGAATGCAATGAGATTGCCGAGGGTTTCCGTGTACTCGCCGGGCGTTGTCATCGCATAGGCGCTGAAATCCTGTGTCATTACAATACACCTCCGATACCCGCGTCATACGAGGCGGGCATATCAATATCAGTCGTGCCGCTTGCGTTGGAGTCCAGCGCGTTCGGTACACCGGAGCTTTGAGCGTCCGCGTACTCCACCCAGATGTTAAGTTGCGGCCACAATCGGTTAATCTCAGTCGCCGCCGCCTGTCGCGCCTTGAGGAAGCTCAGCCGGAACACGTCCACCTTCTCATTGGCTTGCGCCACTTCGTCGGAGATGAGCCGCTCTTTTTTCTCGGTACCACTGGACTGGATGCCCAAATATCCTAGTATCTCATTGGTCACTTGCGTTTTTTGCTGAATGAACTTGTCCAGCAGATACGGGGTGGCGTTGGGCCACGGTTGGAACATGCTACCGGGGTCAAGTGAATCATAGCCGATGATATAATCCTGCCCATCCTGCCGTTGCTGCAACATGTTCTGCACGGTGAGCTTGGTACGCGGGTCGGCGGTGATGATGGTCGGCAGTTTCAGGCTCTCCAAATTCACGTCATATGCCTTGTCAATGTCGGCAAGGCGTCTCGCATACTGCCATAAGATATCCTTGAAACTCATGCGCATACGATTATCCCAAATGGGAATGCATTCACGGCCCGCCTTGAGTTGCTTGTAATGGTAGTTGACGCCCACCGGCTCGAAGCACGTCGGGTTGTTATACACGTTCAATCGGCCTTGATAGCCGGCTTGCGTGGCGAGGAACCGGCCTATACGTTTGTCTTCAAAGAAGAGCGCGCACCCGTATTCACACAGACACATTTCCAACCATCGTTCATCCACTGTTGGCGGTAGCCCCCGCCAACTGAACCGGTTCAGTGCCAGTTCAGTCAACAGGTGATAATACATTGCGTCAAGGTCGGCGGCGCGCGCCTTGGCGTAATTGCCACGCGGATGCAACGCGCCGCCCCTACGATTCTGATTTTTCCTCGACCTAGACATGTCTCTAGTATAGCACTAGAATGAGATGCCCGGCAATGGGTCGTTATCCGCCCAATCGGTCACGCCGATATCATCCGGGTTGGTCCATATGGTAGCCCCAGACTCGAACACGCCTTTAATGGTCTGCCGATATTGCTCGGGCAAATCACCTCGCACGTAACACTCTTGCATCTGCCAATAGGTGAATTTTGTCATACATTCCAGCGATTGCGGCGGCGTGATGAAACGCTGGATAAAATACCCGTAACGCAACATGTACTCTCCGACGCTCCGCAGAGCCGAGGGTGCGCACGTCTTAAATCGAACCAACACCCCGACGATACCGTTCGCGAGGTTAAAACCGTCTCCGCCGATGGCACCGGACGTGGTCGGGGGTGTCAATTGCATCTGCTGCACCTGTGCATTGATGCCCGCAATGGTGTTTTGATAGTCTCCGAACGCGGAACGTTGCGCGTAATCCGCGTTCATATCCGCCATATTTTGGGCCAACTGGTTTGAAAGCGCTGTAGTCTGAGAACCGTATGTGTTGGCCTGACTTGTTGTGGCCGCGTTGGCACTCAGCGAGTTCGCCGTGGAAAGTTGGGCGGCGGTATTGTTGATACTGCGGTTTGCTTCAGTGTTGACACCATTCATGACCGCCCCGCCTAACGCCGATACCGCGCCCCCGACATTGCCCGAAGCGGCGCTGCCCGCCACCCCGACCACGCCGTTAACCACGTTATTCAGCTGGGCGAGGTCAGCTCGCTGATTGTTGATATACGTCGTGTTGTCCAGACTGGTGTTAAGCGAGGTTGCTTGTATCGCGTTATTGGCGTTGCGGTTGCCGATAGCGAGTTTGTTGGCTTGGGTATTGTACTGGTTTTGCATGGCCGTGGCCGCAAGAGACTGACTGATGCCCATCTGCGCTTTCTGGTACGCCCAGTCAGCGGCCTGTTGACTGTAGGAACGAGTGTAGGCACTGTTTGCCATTGCCAACTGGGCACCATTGTTGACTATCACAAATTGAGGGAAATTGCTGATGCCAAACGCGGCGTCCAACATTTCCCCGCCATCAATGGGCAACCCATTGTTTTTATCAAGAGGAGCAATCTCGCTTGCACCCGCCTTATTGTACCCAACCGGGTAAAAGTTCAAGCGCGCGCCATTGGGCGCGTAATTATGCACCTCTCTAATGACCAGATTATCGCTTTGGATATTTTCGGGCTTATAGGTGATATTAGTGCCATTCAAGCAAGTGCATTCAACAGTAGAATAGGGGTAGCATTTGAGTTTTTTAAGGTTTTTATAACGTTCAGGGATATTAAAATTATCACGAAAATCATTAATGGTAATAATGTCTTCATATCTGCTGGGCGCACTTGTGGCCGGCTGGGGGAAACGGTAGATACGATTATTCAATTCCGAAGGGAGTGTTTTCCCAAACAGCTTATCTACGACATAGCCGGATTGCTTAAGAAAGTCATCATCCAAAGAGGGTATCATGTACATGTTTACAATACCCTGTGTTATCCATGAAAAAGCAGAGCCCACTCCCATAAACACCTGGATAGACTGGATGTCCTTAAAGTACAGTATTTCAGCACCGTTAGCCATGTTCTCAAAAAGAGAGCCGCCTGCGGTAGTGAGAGACGGTTTTTCCTGACTGCCCGCGTCCGCTGACAAATCTACCGTGCTCACGACTATTACGCCGTAATTCAGATTTTTCCCGTCCATGCTAATAAGAGACTTGTACCGTTGGTTTACCGTCACCATTTCGCTACCGGTGTCCAGCCCTTCGGGTAGTGCGAGATAACTGCGACCATAATCGGTCATCTGGTTTTCGTTGGCAATGCCGATATGGCCTCGCACCACATAGCATGAACCAAACCTAAGCACATGCTGGAACGACTGCCAAACGTCCAACTGTACAGTGAGCTGAGTAGTGTACGCATTGATGTAATCCACGTGGTTGATGAAATAATACCAATACCGTGGCGCTTCCAAGTCGGGGTAATCGTTATACACCACGACATAGTTGTAGTTGGACGCCTCGTTAAATGGCAGTTCGACGCGCACGGGTTGGCCGAACATGTGCATGACTCCATGCACCCTGTCAATGCCGGGCCGCCGGTCGAACCATTCCTGTTGTTTCTGCGGTGATTCGAACCGGGCTAGGTCACGGTAACTACTATCCCACGGCACGTTACAGAGTTTCAGCGACGTGTTGGGCGTCCATTGAGCCCAGTTAAACGTCGCCTCGACGTTAGGGTTGATATCTCTCAACATACTATCCCTTTCATAAAGAAAGGCCCGGAGCGCTCACGTGGCTTGCGCTCCGGGCCTTGTATTGCATCTCGCCGTGAGAGAGAGTAGCCAACCGGCCACCCTCCCATTATATCACGCGGCCCCCGCTGCCACGGTCACGCCCTTCTTGCCGGATACGCCGAACAGCGTGGCGGTGATGTCGGACGTGCCCGCCCTGACGCCCGTCACAACACCCGACTCGGACACGGTGGCGTTGGCTGGGGTGCCGGATGTCCAAGCGGCTTGCGCGGTCACATCGGCGGTACGCCCGTCAATCATGGTCGCCACGGCAGTCGCCTGTACCGTATGACCAACAGTCACGCCCGGAACGGTTACGGCAATGGATGCGATAATCGACGGGTTGAATCCGATGACACCCTCGCCAACCACCGGCACGTCCAAGGCGGCGGACACGGTGCCCGGCACCTCCGGCGTCGCCGGATTCGTGTACAGCGCGGCAGCTGTGACCGGAATAGTGGTGTTCGGTTCATCGAGGCCGACCACCAGCACGCCGGTAGGCGAAATATAAGTGTAATCGCTCTTCGGCTTGGAGGTGTCACCGATGGTATACTCGACCGCATCCGAGCGGAACGTAGCCGTACCGTCATTGGTGATGGTCGTATCGGCAGTGACCTGTACCGCGCCGCCGCGCGCCACGTTCGACGGGGTTTCCGAGCCACCGCCGTACATGGCAAGTTTGAGCTGGAACTTCGGCGCTTTGGCTGCCGTACCGGTCGGAGCCACCATCTTGGCGGTGGACCCCGCGCCCGTCCAGAACATCACAGCCGGAGCGAAGCCGGATACCGAGATGATGTGCTGGACGTGCAGGTAATGGTTGACCGAATTGATGTTGACCGGGTTCGTCTGCTGGGTCATCTCATTGATAACCGGGATGTCAATGAGGAACTTATCGGTGGTGAGGATGGCTTGCACGCCATCCATGCCAAACCTGTCTTGTGGAATGACGATAATCCGGTCGATGGTCGGCTCCGCGTCCGTACGCTGGAACACCGTTGCCAGACCCTGAACATCGAGTGCGGACTTGACTTCGGGCGAGCAAAACAACACGAGTTCATCCGGGCGGGCAAATGTCGGCATGTGACGCGCATTGTACCGGGTGGATACGAATTTTAGCGTGTCCGCCCATGCGCGAATCTGGCGGAGCATGTCGCGGGCGTCGGTTTCCGTCGAACCCATGTCGTTAAGGTCGTGCCCCATGTGGACACGCCAATAGCCGCCCAGCTTCGCGTACTCGACAAACTGGTGGCACATGGCCTCGAACAAGTCCACTTCAGCCGCATTGTAACAGGATGTGAGAATCTGCGAAGTGAGCGAAGCCAAACCGTTTTCGGAGGTAAACGCGCGCTGGAGCGTCTTATCATCCGTGGTCGCGGGGTAGAAGTGGGCAAAGTCAAGACGGTGGTAGAGGCTATCCACGTCGATTTTCCACTTGCGGAAATTGTCCGCGCCCAAGTACTCCGCGTCGGGGTCATAGACTTGTGCGAGCGGCATACCCACGGCGATTTCCTGCCACGTGTCGCCATACGCCTGAGACGCGCGCTGGAAAACACTCAGCGGGTTATTCCAACGCCACGTGTTCACATAGGTGCCGCCGATACGGTTCACCAGCGCCGAATAAAACTCGTTCTTAAGCTGGGTGGATGACATGAGGGTGGCCATCTGCCTGTCCATGTTCATCTGAGTCGCCGAAGGCATACGCCGCTGATATTCGGGCGATGCCTCGTTACGAATCATGTTAAGGATTTGCGCGTTATTGAATTCGGTGAGCGGGCGCAACTGCTGCTTCGGCGTCACCACTGGAGTGGTTGGCATGATGAGAAATTCCTTCCTAATTATTAGTCTTCAAACAGGTCATCAAACGTACTATAGGTGCCGTTGTAGTCATCGTCGGTCATTTCAGCCGATTCCGGCGTCGCATTATCGTCCGGCCCATCGTTCAGCACGTGGTCGGCGGCGGCGTCACGCATCGCCTCAATGGTTTTGGAGAGTTCCGCCACGGTCGCTTCCAAGGCGCTCAGCCGGTTGGCCATATCGGCGCTCTTATCGTCGCCCGCGTTCTCGGGTTCGCCATTGTCCTGCGTTTCAGGTTCCGGGTTCGGCGTATTATCGTCGGCCGACCCGGCGTCCGGCTCGGTGTCGGGCGTGGTGTCCGGCTCGGTGTTTTCGGTATCGTCCATAATCACCCCTTAAGGTAAATGGCATGGCGGCAATCACGCCGCCATGCCGGTTTGCTAGGCTGTGCGGGTTCCCTCGCCGTCACTGGGCGCTGGCCGCGCACGTCTACATCCGACCGAATCGCCTTACCGATTTGCCTGCCGGTCGGGCCATTGAATCGACTTGGGACGCACACCCCGCTACCGCCTATTATAGCATAAACGTATGGCCATCATCATTGAGGTGACGTGACCCCGGCAGAAACTCATCATAGGGGATGGGGGCGGCACGGTGTACGCCACTCAAACGCATTACCGTGTCGCCATTCGTTTCCACTCCACAGTATTTGCGATTGCCTAGGATACGGAGCCTGCCATAGGTGTGGTCGTTTTTCCACGCTCCTAGTTTTTGGCCATCCGTTTCGATGTCCATAGGCGCATCCAGCTCTTCCAATATCATGCCATCGGTATCGGCGTAGAGCACGCGGTCGGCGTTCGCGTTCATCGCACGCGACAGTATTCGCCTCCCATAGGCGTTGACGTATGCGGCGGTCGGCAACCATGCCAGACTGTTGGCCGACTCGGGCTTGTCCACGATAAAATCCACACCCCCGTCCACCGATGGTTTTGGATGCAACATGGGCCGGTAGAGCGAGGCCCCGAATTTTCCCACCAGCGAGTTCAATAACAGTTTCGCCATTTGGCGGCGCTCTCCGGTTGCGGTTTGTTTCACGTGAAACCATTTGTCTACGTATGTATAATATAACCCGTGTGATTTGCGGAATTTCCAGCCTCCGACATGCTCCCACACGTGGATGTCGTAGTTTTCGGTCAGAGTCTCCCAATCCACGTCCGTGACGGGCATGGTCACGACACCTAACGTACTGTCCAGACGTTCCCCCTCATACCCCCATACGGGTAGGATATTGGTGAGCGTCGCCGTTTTTCCCGTTTTCAGCCTTGCATCAAACGCGATAATGTCGATATGTAGCGGATAATCGGCGTCATATCGGTACCGCCCGTCGTACCATATGGGTGAGCCTACCGGCATGGGCGCATCACGCATGATGCTCGGGTAGAGACTGTTCACATCCCAGCTTCGGCAATCCCGGTATTCGCCCGGCTTGCTGTACACTACCGCCCCATAGTAGGCGGGGCGCATCCGATGATAAACCTCTTTATCCAATGGTGGGAAATGCCGTTTGAATCCGGCGTAATCCCCGTCGATATAGTCGGTCATCGCCATGGATGCTATTGTAGTGCCCGTGAGATGCAGTGCGGCGCATTCCCGTGCGATGTTCCACGTGGTTTCCAAATCATCCGCACCGCCGAATGTTTCACGTGAAACATTCAGCCCATCGTCACGTGTGATGTTGCGCACGTCCACAAAATCCACGGTGATGCCACCCATACGCACGCGGAAACTATAGAAGTGTCCGCGAATGTTGAACGTGCCCCATACACCGTCCTTAGCTGGGTTTGATTGCAAGGGTAGTCGTTTCAGCAGTTCGGCGGCTATGGGCTTGATATCCTGCCATCCGTGGGCGCACCATACGCGCGTATGATGGTCAAGCATGGTGAGGCGGATGACGGCGTTTGCCGTCAATGGTTCCACGCCGCCATCCGTCAATAGTGTTGCGCCGTCCGTTGCCGCCGCTCGACGCTCTTTCATGATTCCATCCTTTTTTTAGTGTCGTGCCGCGCTGGCCATCCATTCATCAAGTCGCGTCTCTACATCGCCCGCATCCGCCTTTGTCTCCCATTTATGTGTCTTGTCATTATACCACGCCGCCTCACGTACCACGGTGCTAAAATTCGTGTTGTTGATTAGCCATCGTTTTTGGCGGTTCGACAAAGACGCGAATTTTTGGGCAATGTTGGAGTCGAATGCTTCGAGCTGTTGTGCAACCCTATCAAAATCAGCAATCCCCTCGCTCCCCGGGATTTGCCTAGTTCCTGCCTGTAACGGCGCTCGCCCTATAAGCCCGGCATATTCGAGTATCTCTCGCTCAAGCTTCCTCCTGCCTCCCTCTCGTATCATCATACGCGCGTGACTCATGCCACGCTCTGACCCAAACACGTTCGCACGGTTGCGTGTGAGTTCGTCACGCGCCGACCCGCCGACCGTATGGGTGCCCAGCACGCCAAACGGTGACTCTCCCGCGCGTTCCATCTCACGCACTTCCCCTACGGTGTAATCAGCCATGCTCAGCGCCTCGAATTGTTGGGCGCGTTTGATTTTCTGCCGTGCCTCGATACGGCGGCGCTGTTGTTGTCGTAATGTTTTCCGACGTTTTGACGGGGCGGCGGCGATTTCCGCGTCGGTAATCAACGGACGCGCCGCCAGTTCCCTATCGAGTTTCGTAATATGCACATCCGGGACAACCTGATACGGCTCATTGTCACGGGCCCTCAAGGCTTGCTGTTGTTCGCCAAACTCCTGCCCGATTCGGCGTGCAACCTGTTCGAGTTGCTGGGCACTGAGCTTCCCTAGAAACGTTTCGGTGATTTGCTTGGGTAGATGTCCGGTACTATAGTCTCTGACCGCTTGCTCTTGGCGTACCTGTGTCGACCTGATGGCGGCGTTGCGTTTCAGATTATTGGCGCGTCGTTTGTTTCTACGTTTTGCCACGGCCTCCCCCTTATGAGTGTAAAACACCCCCCGCCGTAAGGATGGAAAACGACGGGGGGTGAGTCTGGCGGCAACATCCCTATAGGGACATTGCCATGTTATCATATGGTGTGGACGTTCGCGCTACTCGCGCTTGTTTTCCGACACCAGTTCGAGGTCGAAAAACTTATAGCCACGACGGCTCTTCTTTTCCACCACCTTGAGGGCAAGCGGACGGTCCCACGTGTCCGGCGTGCCGAAAATGGCGAACAGATTGCCAAAAGCATGTGCCAGCGTGGGCGAGGCGGCGGCAAAGTCGCCCTCCTCCGCGTGGATGACAACACGGGTGGAGGAGTTGATTTCGCCGGTTTCCTGATTGGCGACCTCGATAGCTTGCGCAAGCACGTTGGTCACATGCAATGGTTCGCTGAGATGTTCGTCCACCTTGTCGGAGGTCTGCATGGCGCTGTAGAGCGCCATCTTACCGTCCATAGTGGTGGTGTCGAAAAAATGGGACACGGCGTTAGTGCCGTTCGCAGAAAAATTGTTGCCGTTCGTTACGGTCAGTTCGTTGTCAGCCATGTGTGTGTTGCCTTCCTTATGGTGGATTATTAATTATTTTCCTCGGAGATGATATCATCTTCAATCACGTTGCCGTTCATCGACCCTGGATAGTCGATAATGGTATCATCCCCAAACTCACAATTAGCCCAATAGATTGCCTCGTCCATGCGCGTTGCTTGCGCATGATACTCTGCGGACACGGGTAGCATGTTCTTGTTAATCTTACGGGCTTTCTTCATAGCCACTTCAGGCGTGCGACACGCGCCATCCACGACTACCTCGACATCCATAAGTTCACCGTTTTCGCCGCGCGTAACACCGCGCACAATACTATAATGCTTGGCTCGCTTAATATATGCCATAATTATACCGCCTTATTTCAATGTTGCTGTTGTCGTGACATTCTTGCAATGTCTTCATCAGTATACCGTACATCGGTCAGATTGTCAAAACAAAGACACGCAATTTTGGTGATAGTCTGAGCGAATTCATCACCTTCCCAAGTCCTGCACATCTCATAGGAGGTCGCGCCCTTGACATGACAGACCGCGCACCACGCCACCATTGCCGGACAGTAAATAAGCCCGGACAACATTTCGATGTCCTGAGTTCGTGATAATGCGGCGTACATTGACGAACTTGGCAAGATGCTTAGACAAATGTTCGCCGCATGTTCGATACTATCAGCAAACGCCACCTGACCACCCTGAGGCTTGTAGAAGTCCTTGAGTAGCGCTATACTGCGACACAATGTCTCCCAGTCGCCTTTGCCTTTATTGTATTCGCGCAAATGCAGATTACGGCGACGGCCGCGAATAACACGGCGCACACGGTCATCATCCAGCACGCCATCGTCAAACCAATTAGTGCGGTCATCATTATTCTTCATAATCAACACCTCTCTTCCAACGACGTATTAGCCAACGCCCTCGCATCAACCAGCATATGAGCCACCTGAGCGTAATCACACGCATCAAACGCCACAGCCGACCAAACCAAGCGACGCCCGCCATCAGACTGAGACCGCACCGCATACCGCAGTTCATATGTCCGATTATGAGGGCAATACACCAGCCGCACGTCACCAGACTCAAACTTGGTCAAAAACACGGCCACAACCTCATCATTCGCCATCATCAAACACCCCCTCAAACGACAAGCTCACCTCAACGACACCATTCAAAAACCCCGTTTTTGGGTCAAACGAAGAATAAGTAAAACCAACATACACATCAAACCCGGCAAACGCATGGCGGACAACATCAAGCACGCCATCCAACGCCTCTTTAAGCGTACCGGCTGGATATGGGCCCCTCGCCCGCACATACTCAGACGTGAGCTCGAACACCGTAAAATCATCAGGCGTAACAGTAAAACACCACATATCAACCACCATTCTTTCTACATTTCCTTGGCTGATAGTTATACAATACCACACACAAAAACACAACACGCCGAACAACAAAAAAACACAAACAAAACCAACCACCAAAAAAAGAAACAAAAACAACACACAAAAAACGACAACGGAAAAAGACGGGCAAAACAGAAGACAACAGAGACAATAATAAATAACAGGACAAGAGCAACAATGAAAAACACAGAACAAAACACAATAACAAAACACACAACAGAACAGTTGTGGAAAAAGGATGGTATACCACCATCTACGACAACGATCCTTCCATCCAAACCATCCTAAAATCCCTCCAAATCATCGATGAAAAACTGAGAAAGA